GCCTTTCGGCGTGTAGGTGATGGCATATTTGTCCTCGGTCTGCTGTGTGGCCAGTGTCCAGGCCGTTTCAAAGATCTTATCCAGTGCGACGCCCGCAAATTTGCGGCTGATCTTCACGCCGGTCGACGGCAGCGACACAATGGGGATCTCATAGTCGGCGCAGACCTGGCGGGTGATACTTTCCGGCGTCGCGTCGCGGAATTTGTAGGTGCCGTCGTTGCGCCGGCAGTAGATTCCGCGGTCGAAGCACGTGAAGCTCATGCTCGTCTCTTCGCTGCCGGCGCTTCTGCGAAGCACGACTCCATCAAAAATCGGATTGCCGGAGTCGTCCGTCATCATCACGGCGTCGCCCATCTGAGGGACGGGCAGGCCGGTCGACTCATCAAAAACGATCTCGGCGACGAGCTGGCGCACCAGCGTCGACTTATCGCCGCTCCAGGACCAGTTGAGCAGGATATCCGTGATGCGGCGGGTCGACTGGTCATGTGTCAAATAGATCTCCATCAGCCGCCTCCCAGAAGAATATCCTTCGGCGGCAGCTTGATCGTCTGCCCGACGTAGATCAGGTGCGGATTGCTGATGCCGTTATATTTGGCAAGGGCGTTGTAGTAGCTCGCCGTGCCGTCGCCGTAGGTGCGCCGGCAGAGCATGCTGAGCGTGTCTCCGGAGACGACGCGGTGATAGGTGATGTCCTTTGCGGCGTCGCTCTTGCGGCCACTGTTGCCGGTATAGCGCGTCGTGTTGAGCGTTGCGACCTCCTGGGCTTCCAGATCCACGTACTCGCGCAGTGCGATCGTGCAGTAGACGTCGCCCGTGCCGTCCTGCTCCTTTTCGGTCACGCTCTCGATGTATACAAGCGCATTGATATCGCTTTCCGTCACGATGTACCGCACGGGGATCTTTTCAGCCGCCCAGTAGCGCAGCGGCTCCAGATAATAGCCGGGGTCAAGGATCGTCCCAGGCTGGTTAAACGGATAATCCTGAGAGGGCAGCAGACATTCGATCGTGCCGCTGTGCCGGCTGCGGTTGCCGGGGAGGTACACGTCGCCGAGCTGCGAAACATTGATGGTCTCAATGTTCTTGCCGGTCGTCCACTCGTAGGAGGCCGGCGTAATCGGCAGCGTCAGCACGTCGCCGTTCGCAATAAAACAGAATTGCATGGCATTACCCCCTCATGTTGGCTTCTTCCAGCTTGCTCAGCAGCGCTTGCGCCACGCGGTCGATGTCGGCGTCCTCACGCACCGTCATACCGTTGATGACGATCTGGATGCTGCCGACGCCGTTTTTCTCCTGTCTGGCCTCGCCGGCTGTCAGAACCTTTTCGCCCTCATGCAGCAGGGCAGGGAAGTTATCATAAGGGACGTAGTCGATGCCCATGGCGCGCTGGTGGCCGGAACGGTGCTTCGTATAACCGGAATTGAAATTGTTCACCGCATCCGCCCAGGCGGAATCCGTTGTCGCTGCGGCGCGGCCCTTGGAAAACTCCTGTCCGAGCGTATAACCGGCATTCCAGTAAGAATTGTTGAGCGCCGTATCGTCGCGCACAGACTCGATCAGGCTCAGCTCTTGGGCGAGTTCTTCATCCTTGCCTTCGTTGGCGTTATACTCGTTCATGCCGTCGATTTTCGCCTTCATCAAGATACGGCCCATCTCGGCAGCGTTGCCTTCTGCTTCGGCGGTTTTATACGCCTCGCTGCCCATGGCGTCGTTCATCGCGTCGCGGATGTACTGTTCTTTGGCATTTTCCAGCGAGGCCTTCCAGGCGCCGATCGCGGTGTAGGCTTCCTGCATTTCCTGGCCACTGTCACCGGCAAGCCATTCCTTCTGCGCCTCAAGGCCCTGCATGCGCGTCTGGTTGTAGCCTTCGCCCATGGCGTTGTCGAGCTCCTGTTGCAGGCCCTCAATGGTGGATGTGATGCCGCTGAAGGTCTTGGACTGCGCCTCCATTGACCCTGCAAAGCTGTCCGAGAGCGCGTCCAGAATGATCCTGGCAGCGTCCTGCCCGGCAACTTTGCCCTTGGAGATCATGCTGTACATCGTGCCCTGATCCACGCCGTATGCGTCAGAGAGCATCCCGACCGCGCCGATACCGCGGTCATTGAGGATGTTGAGGTATTCGAGCGTCGTCTTGTTGCTGCTCTTCATGCGGCCGATGGCCGTGGCCACGGCGGTCATATCGTTCGTAGACTGGCCGAGCGCCGCGCCCGCGTCGCCGATGGTCTGCAACACCGGCAGGATGCTGTCTGCATCGTAGCCGTAGGTCGCGAGCGTCTTGCTCATGCTTGTCAGGTCGTCATAAAGAAACGGCGTCGAGTTGGCCATGCCGACAAGGTTTGTGAGATAGCTGTCCGCGGTCTCTTTGCTGCCGAACAGCGTCGCGAAGGAGATTTTGTCGGTCTCGCGCCCCGCGGCGATCGAGCTGCCGCTCGTCAGCGACTCGCTCTGCGCGTCCAGCTGCTCCTGCACAGCGTCCTGCACGTAAGACTTGAAGGAGGAATCCTGCGATTCATATCGTTGTGCACTTCCCGATATTGCTCCGGTAATGCCGCCTACTGTGGCACCTGCCAGCACGCCGAGCGGCCCAAATGCTGACCCGGTTATTGCGCCGGAGAGCACAGAGGAGATCATGCTGGATGCAAGGGTACCGGAATCGCTTCCCAAAGCACTGCCGATTTTTGTGTTTAGAGATCCTTGTACTGCGCCGCCAATCATCTGCGCTGCCTGCATAGTGACGAGTGCGTTTGTGATTGACTTAAAGCCGCCGCCTATGCCGCCCGAGCTGTTCATCGACTTGTTGGCCTTCGTGTCAAGGTTTTCGATCTCCTTGCGGGCCTTTTCGGCTTCTTTGCTGACGGAACGGAACTGATAGGATAAATTATCGAAGTTCGCCTGTGCGGCCTCCATCTTGAGGCCATCCATGGCATCCTGCGTCTCATTGAATTTTTTCTTTGCTTCGGTCAGCTCTTTTTTTGCTTTATCGAAGTTCGCATTGAGCGTAGCTTTCTCTTTACTGAGAGAATGCGCTTTGTCCTGAAGTTCACGGAGCTTACTGCCGAGATCGGCGGCGTTCTTCGCAATCGTCTTCATCCCCTCAGAAGACTTGTCTTGCGTCTTGATTACGATTGAGGTTTCTGGCAATTCTTTCACCGCCTTATCATTGACTTTGTCGCGAAAATGCATATAATGAAAGCAAGGAGCGTGATACCTATGACGAAGACATCTATCATCACAATAGCAGTCTCACTTCTGATTGCGGTATTGCTTCCATTTTTCATTTAGAGTTTCAGCCGCCCGAATGGGCGGCTTTATTTTTTACCCCGCGTGACCTTGATGGCTTTGCCGCGCGGCGTGGGGCGGCTGCGTGCAGCAGCCTCATAGGAGGACAGCGCCCAGATGAGGTCCTTTTCTCCCTGCGGGCGGTTGTAGTAGTCGCCCGGCAGGATGCCGTGCACGTGAAAAAGGTAGTAGGCAAGCCCCAGCTCCGGATCGCTGCCCTCCGTCAGGCGTTTTTTACCTTTTCGATGGTCGCGCGGCGATAGCCGCTCAGACGTTCAACCTCGCGGCTCAGATCGGCGATTTCGCCGGGCAGCAGCATCGCCTTGAGCGTCTCCGCCGGCGTGATCCCGCCAAATTTGTGCTGCAGCGGCGTGCTCTTCAGGTCGGGGTCGATGCAGCCTGCCAGCAGGATCTGAAGCTCGGCGTCCTGATCGAGACGGCTTATGTCCTGCACACGCCCGTAGGGCAGAGCCTGGAGCGTGAAGATGACCGGCGCGCCGGCTGCCTCGCTCAGGCGCGGGACCTCAAACTTGGCCGTCGGCAGGTTCTTCGCCACATTGATGACCTTTTCGCCCAGCAGCAGATCCAGCACAGACGGCTGCTCTGCGGCGGCGTTCTGATTGACGATGGTATTTTCCATAATTCCCTCCAAATTTGACTATGCGCAGCGCCGCCGGTCTCCCGACGGTGCTGCGCAATATTTTCAGGTGTCCAGCATCTGATAGTCGTTGAATGTGAACGGGGACTCGATCTGCCCGAGCTTGGCGGCCTCCCAGTCCGCAAGCGTCAGGTCGTCAAAGCTGACGCCCATGAGCGCGATGCGCTGGTTGTTCGGGTTATCGGGGTCGTCCAGATTGCTGATGATCGTGTGGCGCAGGTCCTTGCCGGTCTTGAGCGCCTCGCCCTCCAGCTCAATGAGGCGGGAAGTCGCGTTATAGATGCGGATGGAGCCGGTGCCCTTGGTGGATACGAGCTTGCTGTCCTCCATCATGGCGCGGCAACGGGGAACGCTCTCCTTGGTCTTGCTGATCTTAGCCTGGCAGCCGTAGCACTCGGCGACCTGTTCACCGTCGATCCACAGGCTGCCCCATGTGCCGCTGCGTACCAGCGTGGTGTCAATAGCTTCACTCATGTGTGTTTCCTCCTATCAGGCTGCAATGACGCTCGGAGAGACCTCGAAAACGATGGCGAAGTCTTCCATGGCGTCCATGATGTTACCGTAGAGCTTCAAAAACACCTTGCTGCCGGTGTTCTCCTTGATGACCTCATTGTCGCTGAGCTTTTTGATGCGCTCTGCCTCGGTGGCATCGTCGCCGGCGGCGGTGATGAGATACTTGCGCGTCGCGTCGGCGTCGAGCACCGCGCCGGACGAACCGCTCTCCAGCACCTTGGAGTCCTCCAGACTCTTGAGGTAGTCCTGCAACGCCAGCAGCAGGACACACTTGTCATCGTAGGTGTTGGCGCACTTGCCGAAGTAGTCGTCCTCGACGCTCGAGACGGCGTAGTAGCGGATCAGGTCGATGGCCGCGGTCATCTTGATCTTCTTGAGCGCCTCGGGTTCCGTGTCGCCGATCGTGACCTTGCTGGTCACGGCGCGGCTCAGCTTGCGCACGCGGCCGTCGTCGATGATGAAGAGCTTGCCGGCGTCGACCGCTGCGTCGGGGTTCTCGGTCGCCGTCACGCCGGTCACCTCGCTCAGCTGCGCATAGGTCGCGCTGCACTGCGCGGGCGTACCGGCCAGCATACCCGCAATGCGCGAGCAGTAAGCCGCGGCAGAGAAAGCCGTCTTGCCGCCGGCGGCGATACCGGCAGACACAAAGTTGATGACGCCCTCATAATCCGCCGCAGTGTTGGGCAGCACTGCCTTGCCGATATAGCGCAGCTTGCGGCGCTCCTTGACGAGAGCGGCAAGCGCCGTGGCGTCTTCAGCAGAGATGTCGGACGGGCCCGCGATGTAGTCATAGGTGTAGGCCGCCAGTGCACTGAAGCCTGCCGCGATCGTTCCGGCCGCCGGCACAACGGAGACGTACACAGCGCTCGGGCGGTTGATGTAGCCCATCAGGGTACGCTTGATGTATGCGATATTGTCCGCGCCGAGCGTCGTCGGGATATCGCTCTCCTGGCAAACGACGTGTACGCCGTTTGCTTTGCTGTCGCGCAGGATCAGCGCGACAGCGCCGCGGGAAATGCGGGTGGATACCGTCTCCGCGGCTTTTTTCAGGGTAAAAGTGAGTTCAGGCAGTCCCATACTCATTCGCTCCTTTGATAAATTTCTCCGCCGTTTACCTGCACGGAGATCTGGTAAGAGTCCGCCGTCGGGATCTCCGGTGCGGTCTCTTCATTGCTTTCCATAAATTCAAAATTCAGCAGAATAGCGGCTCTGTCAACGTCCCGCGGCATGCTCTGCAGCTGCGGCAGCAGCCTGCGCGCCCCCACGTGCAGGACCTGCATCATAAGCTTCAGGCACGCCGATACATCGTTGTTAAGCCTTGCCCAGCTGATGTCATAGTGCTCATCGGCCTCATCGTGCAGTGTAAGCCGGATCTGTACATTCCGCTTCGTCATGCGCTGCGTGACCGGCGTGCGGTCGTCGCGCGTGACCTCGAGCCAGAAGGAAGGGCGTTCATAGTCCTCCGGGCAGACGTTGATATAGACGGTGCGCTCAGGCCACTTTTCCAGCAGACGCGCGTTGACGGCGTCCAGAATCTCCGTGCTGTTCATCCTTTCCCCTCCAGGTAGGCCATGGCCTTCTTCTCGATTTCTTGCGCGCCTCTTTCGGCGATCTGCGGCAGCTCAGCGGCTGTCTTGCGGTACATATACTTTCCTTTTACACGATTAGCCTTGAGTTTCTTGCCCATTGCCGGAACATACCGACCTGGCGTTTGCACGTGTCCGCCTTCCAGTGCGTTGGTTACATATCCGGCAGCATAACCTCTTAGTTCGGTTTTTGCCTTGGCGCGGACGGCTGCATAGCCTCTGCCGGAACCGACATGCCGATCCTGCACATTCGCCACATAGCCCTGACCGCCGATGCGGCGGCGCACCGTGGAGAGCATCTCTCGTCCGGCCTCCTCGAAGAACTCGCTGCGCGCCTTCTTCATGGCCTCCGGATAGCCCTCCAGCTTTTTCTGGATCTCTTTCAGCCCGCTGATCTCAACGCTCTGCATTATGCCTCCCAGCTGCGCTCGATCACGTACTCGTTCTTGTATGGGTCAAGATCGAGCACCTGACGCACGGTGTA